GACAAAGGCGATAAAGGTGATCCCGGTCAAAAGGGTGACAAGGGTGACAAAGGAGAGTCTGGAGCTAAGGGCGATACTGGAGAGCGTGGAGAACGTGGCTTTCAAGGTCTAAAAGGATTAGATGGCTCTAAGGGCGATATTGGCCCAATGCCCAAGCATGAGAAAAAAGGTTTAATGATCCGCTTTGAGAAGGAACCTGGTACTTGGGGCGAGTGGATCATTATGCCAACTAGCGGTGGTGGTGGCGGTGGGCGCGATGACAAACTAACAGATCGCCAAGCAGAGTTGGTTGCCTTAGCCGAGTTTTATAAGACTCGTGGATCTAATGCAAACAAATATATTAAAACTGATGGAACAACTTTAACTTGGGATACGCTAGATGGATCAGATATTAATTTATCAAGCCCACCAGCTATTGGAGGAACAGCTCCAAACACAGGATCATTTGCAACTTTAAATTCAACTAGTGGTGCGCTTAATGGAACTATAGGTGCTACTACCCCATCATCTGTAAACGCTACTACGATTACAGGACAGACAGGAGTGTTAAGGGGTACTGGGCAGAATTTAGTATTACAAAGTCAAGATGCTGTTTCATGGACTCCAAATCAAGCAACAGTTACAGCAAACAGCACAACTGCACCTGATGGAACAACAACTGCCGATACATTAACAGAAGATACAACAACAAACTTTCATCGAATTCAACCTGCATCAATTAATATTGTAAGTGGGTTGCAATACACATTTAGCGTTTTTGTAAAAAACGGAGATAGAAATTTTACGCAGTTATTTTTTCCAGCTCAATTTTCTACAGCAGATTTTGCAAACTTTAATATTTCAACAGGTGCTTTAGGAACTGTTGGTGGCGGTGCTACCGCAACTATTACATCTTTTGGGAATGGATGGTACAGGTGTTCAGTAACATCTACAGCTACATCAAGTGGCACAGGTTCTTTATCTATTGGTTTAATTACATCATCTACAGCAGCAAGAGCAGAGTCTTATCTTGGCACAAGTAAATTTGTATTTCTTTGGGGCGCACAGTTTGAACTCGGTTCTGTAGCCAACACCTACATCCCCACAACTACTACAGCAGTCTACGGAACTCCTACCCTATCCTTTAGTGGAGTATCTACTATTGGACTAGAGTCTAATGGTGCTTTATTTGTACAACCAGCAGGAACAGGCGCATTACAAGCACAAGCTACTACATCTACTACAGCAGGTGGTAATGCTAGGGGTACTAATGCTGTTGATTGGCAGACATTAAGAAATGCAGCTTCTCAAGTAGCTTCTGCGACACTTGCTGTTGTAAGTGGTGGAACTCAAAATACAGCAGGAGCGTTTAACTCTACTGTAGTAGCTGGGGCAAACAATCTAGCACAAGGAAACTATAACTTTATTGGTGGCGGTCAAAGTAATACAGCCAATGGTAGCTTTTTGCAGACCTATTCTACAATTGTTGGTGGCAGGTCAAATACTGCAAACGGATACCATAACTTTATTGGTGCTGGTTTTACCAACTCAGGCACAAGCATTACTGCGGTAACTACGCAGTCAGGCACAATGAACGGCACTACGGCTGTAACTTTGTCAGGCTCTAACGCTAACATTCGTGTAGGTCAGTTTATTACTGGCACTAGCATTGCCGACCAAACCTATGTAGCCGCAATTTCAGGAACAAGCCTTACCCTTTCCCAAGCCGCTTCAGGTTCATCTACAAGCACTCTATCTTTCTTTACTCCTCATGGAGTAGTAGTAGGCGGTGGTAATAACCAAGCTACAGGTAGTTATTCATTTATCGGTGGCGGAGGTGATGCTGGTACTGCTGGAAATCGAAATACTGCATCAGCAGATTGGGGAACTGTTGTAGGTGGTCGTGCAAACCTTGCTTCCGCAGTGTCTGCTTTTGTTGGCGGTGGTGGTACAGATGGAACAAGTACTGGGGGAAATACTGCAAGTGGTATAGGTTCATCCGTATTAGGTGGATTTTCAAACCAAGCAAGTGGTCAATGGGCAAGCGTATCTGGCGGTTTACAAAACTTAGCCAATGGTTTTGCCAGCATTGTTGTAAATGGAAGATATGGGTCAACAAGAGGAATTGTTGGTAATGTATCATTTCCAGCATCTAATGTACCTATTGCACAGTCAGGTGGAGCAAGTCAATCTGCTTTATTAGTTCTTGGCAGACAAACAACTGATGCTACAGCCACAGCACTTACAAGCGATACATCAGCCGCAGGAACAACAAACCAAGTAATACTACCTAACAACTCTGCTTACTTCTTTACTGGAGAAATTATCTCAGGGGTTACTGGCGGTGGAGATACTAAAGGCTGGACTATTGAGGGTGTAATTAAACGAGGGGCTAACGCAGCAGCCACTACTCTTGTTGGGGTTACAGTAATGTCCTCTTACGCTGATTTAGGTGCGGCTACTTGGACTATTGGAGTAACAGCCGACACGACCAATGGTGGTTTAAGAGTTACCTTTACTGGACAAGCAAGTACGACTATTCGTACTGTTTGCCAAATCCGTACAACCGAAATGACTTACTAATGCGTAAAGTAAAATATCCATTCTCAAAGGATGTAGACTGGCTAAATGAGCATTACATAGTCAAGAATATGTCTATTCAGAAAATAGCCGATGCCGAAAAAGTGCCATACCATGTTATTAGAAATGCTTTATTAAAAGCTGGTATAGCAATGAAACCCCAAAAGATTTATGGTCATGTGAATCACCCTAACAGAAAAGGCGAAAACCACCCAAATTGGAAAGGCGGAAATCCAAAATGTTTAAATTGCTCAAAACAACTTAATTTTGGAAGAACAAGATGTTGGGATTGTTACAGAAAATCTATAGGAATTGATATTGAAAATTATGTAGTACCAAGACCAAGTCAAGCGGATAGATTTACCACAGAATACAAAAAATGGAGAACAGCTTTATTTAAGCATTATGAATATAAATGCTACATTTGCAAAAAACACGACAGAAAACTAATTGCTCACCATTTAAATTCTTATTCAACACATCCAGAAGAAAGACTGGATTCTGATAACGGAATTGTACTATGCAGTAAACATCATTCATATTTCCACAAGAATTATGGATTTCATCAAAACACGAAAGAACAGTTTTACGACTATCTTTCAAATTTAGCAGAAATTATTTAAAGGAGAATTATTTTGGCACTCAAGCTCGCTGTTCAGACACAATTTGGCGTACCAGCCCCACAAGCCTACGCTAGAATCACTAACTTCTTTGGCACTAAAGACCAAATCCAAGTCCAAGTCGCTATTCATTATGACGAGTCGGCAAGGCATGGCAATATGGCTACAGTCAAAGAAAACGCACACTATATCAATATGGAAGATTTAAAGGGTGACTTAATCCCTGCAATCTACGAGGTTCTAAAGACTTATAGTGATTACGAAGGCGCAGAGGATTGCTAATGAATGACGGCTGGGAAGGGTTAGAAAACGTAGCCACAGACGTTAGAGATTCTCAACAAGCAACTGAGGATTTAAATAAATTATGCCTCCGAGTTTTTGGCTCAGAGGATGGAGAAAAACTAATGAAGTGGCTTAGGTCAGCTTTGTTAGAGCAGCCAGTTGCCTTGCCTGGCTCTGACCCAAGCTATGCGTTCTATCGAGAAGGGCAGAACTCTGTAGTGCGGGATCTTGAAGCAAGGATCTTAAAAGCAAGGAAAATGTAATGGAAACGACTGAAGCAGTCCAACCCGCAGAAACAGAAGGCGGCCTATTGGATTCAGTTAGCGCTGAAGACAGTCAAGCCGTATCACAAAACCCAGAATCAACCGCAATAGCTCATTTATCTGAACCAGAGGATGACACCCCATTAGACAGGCCAGATTGGTGGCCTGAGAACTTTTGGAAGAAAGACGATTCAGCCCCCGATCTTGAGGGCATAGCAAAGTCTTGGATGGATCTTAGGAAACAGATATCGCAAGGCAAACACAAAGCCCCGACTGATGGTAAGTATGACACCTCAGCATTTGGCTCTTTGCCAGAGACAGATCCTGTACGCTCCCATGTATTAGATTGGGCAAAGGAGCATGGGATATCGCAGTTGGCTTTAGATAACCTTGTTGGTAAGGTTGTCGGCATGGGCGCTGAGAAGGTAGAAAATGTAACCAGGTCTTTAGCAGAAGAGAAGGCAGCTCTTGGTCCTAATGCAGATGTCATTATTAAAGGCATGACTGATTGGGCTAGGGGTCTTGTAAACAAAGGAATTTGGGGCAAGGATGACTTTGAGGAATTTAAGTATATGGGCGGTACAGCCAAAGGCTTAAAGGCTTTGATGAAACTCCGAGAGACTTATGAGGGATCCCGCATCCCAGTTGAGTCAGCTCCGATTGAAGGTGCGCCATCGAAAGATGAGTTGTACCAGATGGTTGGTGATCCTAAGTACAAGACAGATCCAGCCTATAGAGCCAAAGTTGAGCGAATGTTTGCTCAGAATTTTGGCTAAAATAAGGAATCTCCTCACGAGAGTGACCCTCCCCCCGGTGCAGTTTGCCGGGGGTTTTTTATCCACATCTAGTTGGTATAAAAAATATTTCACTAGATGTTGTATTTTTCCTACATTTCTGCTAGAAACTCATTAAGGCATACCATTTAGTTGGCCCTTAATGCAGATTAATCTGACGATTGGCTACCGCAAGTAGCAAGCGTAGGCCCTGGCAACAGGCACACCAAAGCAAAAACCCAATTTATTTTTTTACCTTTTAGGAGAAATACATGAGCATTTCATTATCTAATGCCTTTGTAACTCTATTTGATGCTGAGGTAAAACAGGCTTTCCAGGGCAAGGCTATGCTGGTAGGTGCTGTTCGTCAGCGCAGAGGAGTTGAAGGCTCTACTGTTAAGTTCCCCAAGGTTGGTAAAGGTGTGGCTACCCCACGCATTTCTCAATCTGATGTAACCCCATTAAACGTAGCATTTAGCAACGTAACTTGCACATTGCAAGATTGGAACGCTGCTGAATACAGCGATATCTTTACCCAAGCTAAAGTCAATTTTGACGAGCGCCAAGAGTTGGTACAAGTATTGTCCAACGCTATTGGCCGTAGACAAGACCAGCTGATCCTTGATGCATTGTCTACATCTAGCACTTCTTTGACTGTTTCTAACGATATCGGTGGTTCTGATACCAACATGAACGTAGCAAAGTTGCGTGAAGCTAAAAAGTTGTTGGATAAAAACAACGTACCTCCAGAGGGCCGTCACATTATCCTCCACGCAAATGGTTTAGCATCGTTGTTGTCTGAGACAGCAGTAACCAGCTCTGACTTCAATACTGTTAAAGCCCTTGTTGCCGGTGAAATCAATACGTTCTTAGGCTTTACTTTCCATATCCTTGGTGACCGCTCTGAGGGTGGCCTAGCAGTTGATGGTTCTTTAGACCGCACTTGCTTTGCTTTCCACAAAGATGCCATCGGCTATGCAGAAGGTATTGCCCCACGCACCGAAATTAATTACATCCCTGAGAAGACATCGTTCCTCGTGAACAGCATTTTCTCTGCTGGTGCAATTACTATCGATGCTGAAGGTATTGTCCAAATCACCGCTCGTGAATCTTAATCTAAGGAGAGACTGATATGGCATATTCTGCTGATGGTTTAGTAACTGTATGTGCATCGAAGGCTGGTAATGCTCCATCGATGTATTTGTATAAAACTGC